TTGACAAAACAGACAGTTTCCTTGGTGGTCAAAAGATTGAGGGCGTTGTGGTTAAACGATACACGCCATGGATGTTTATGGGTAATATCCCGTTGACCGTTATGAGTGGTAAGTACGTCTCAGAGAAGTTCAAAGAGGTTCATGCCAGAGACTGGAAAAAGGAACACACAGATAAGGGTAAGCTTGAGGTTGCCATCAGCCAATACAAGTCAGAGGCCCGATGGAATAAGGCTATCCAGCACCTAAGAGAGAATGGCGAGTTGGTGGGCGGACCTGCAGACATTGGTCGCCTTATCAAAGAGGTACGGTTTGATATAACACTAGAGGAAAAAGAGAATATCAAAGAGGAACTCTGGAAGATATACAAGGATGACTTTATGCGACACGCGGTGTCTGGTCTACCAGAGTGGTACAAAAAGAAACTAGCTACAGGGGATGTTGATGTCGAGACTGTCAAGGAGAATGGACAAGGCGTCTAATCCCAAAGTCTATAAACGGCTAAAGAGACAGAGAGACACAGACTGTTCATTCTGTCCGCCGAATAGGCGAGAGAATGCCAATAGTTATACATATAAAAGGAAGAAGAAAGAATATCAACTGCCGCCAAGCAAGAAATGGTTTGGCAAGGTTGTGTGGTAGGGGTGTAATATGAAAAATGAAGTAGATAGTATTCTGGACGAGCGTGGTAAGCGATATGGCAGCTTTACAGGCCACGCCACTGTGTCACAGGAGATACAAGAAGTTATCCGAGAGGGTTTCAAAAATAGCGAAAACGTCAGCTCTATTTATGATATTGATGACGACATGGCAGAGGCTCTGTTTATGATAGCACATAAGATTGGTCGTATTGTCAATGGTGACCCATGGTACGCAGATTCGTGGATTGATATTGCGGGCTATGCTAAGCTTGTGGCAGACAGATTGGAGAATAACATTGAACGCTGATGAGATTATAACAGACGAGATGACGCTGGACGAGAAGTTGGCCGCTATTGATGCTGCTATGAATGATGAGCAGGTTAAAGAGGATTTTAATCGCCGCAATGGCCGACCGATAGACGCACCTGTTGATCCAGCAGACCTTACAATATGTGAGGGTTGTCAGTAATGGAGAAGATGAGGCAACCAGAGATTACAGTATACAGTAAAGAGAACTGTGTGCAGTGCAATGCAACATACCGAGCACTTGGGAAAAGGGCACTTGAGTATACGGTGGTTATGCTTGAGGACAATCCAGAACTAACCGAGCGGTTCAGAGAAGAAGGCTTCATGCAAGCACCGATTGTTGACATTGGCACTGAGAAGTGGTCAGGCTTTAGGCCAGATAAAATAAAGGAGATATAGCTATATGGCAAAGAATAAAAGACCCAAGTTGCTTTGCCTTAAAGGTCTGCCGGCTTCCGGCAAGTCTACATACGCAAAAGAGCTTGAGTCAAAGGGATGGGTTCGTGTAAATAAGGATGACATTCGTAAAGAATTCTTCCCAGACTACACATTCAAAGACGAAAAGGAAGTTGTCTGCATGGAGGATGCTGAGATTATCGCAGGGCTTTGTGAGGGCAACAACGTTGTAGTCGATGACACCAACTTTGCACCTAAGCACCAACAACGGCTAGAGAAAATAGCCAAAGAGGAAGACGCAGACTTTGAAGTCCTGTTCATCGATACACCCCTCGAAGAGTGTATCAAGAGGAACCGTAAACGTGCGAACAGCGTACCTATGGAGGCAATCCTCAATATGTATAGAAAATATATAGCACCATACAAGGAAAAACATGTTGAATATGACGATACGCTGGATGAAGCTATTCTGGTGGATATTGACGGTACTCTTGCTCATATCGATGGCGACAATCCTCGTAATCCCTATGACGCTAGTCGGGCTATGGAAGACGTTCTTGACGATGCTGTTTCTGTGGTTGCTTCTATGTGCTACAAACACGGCTATCGTGTCATTATACTCACTGGCCGTCATAGTGGTCATCTGCAGGTTACACAAGACTGGCTCGCTAAAAACGGGGTCAACTACGACGAGATTTATTGCCGTAATGAGGGAGATAAAAGACCAGACTACATGGTGAAGCAGGAGCTGTTTAATCACCACATAAAAAATAAATATAATATTAAGTTTGTTATTGACGACAGGCCGTCGGTTTGCCGCATGTGGCGGTCGTTGGGTCTGAAAGTTTTACAGGTTGGTGATCCACATGTTGAATTTTGATAAGTATGACAGGTATGGTGAGGTTATACGCCCTGGCGATGTTTGTGCGAGGGCGGGCCGTGGAGGCGCTGAGCTTGTTGTTTACAAGGGTCATAGCTGGGGTGCTAAGGGTAGTAAGGGCGAGTTTGGCCGCTTTATCACACCAGATGGTCATCGTAGTATTAAGTATTCTAGTATCGTGTTCGCGTTTGACCCTGTCGGCAATAGACGTTCTAAGGCAAAGCAGGCGACAAAAATAATAAGAGAATTTTATGAGGGTAGATAGATATGAAGTTTATCAAAGGATATAAGCTAATTAGTCAGGAAGAACTGTCCAAACTAGAGACAGACGCAGAGGTGCGTGGAGCAAAAGAATCCAAGCAACGGATTGATGAATTAAAGAGGTCAATTGAAAAGAAGAATGGTGAGATTAATCATCTGCGTCAACAACAAGAAGATCTGTGTGAAACAGCGGAGCGTCAGATTGACCGGCTAGAAGCTAAAATCTCTGTGCTTGAGAAAGAACGTGACGAAGTCCGAGAGATTGAAAAGCAGTCACTAAAGAACGCTGACACTGTGGCTATTCTGAACGCAAAAGAGGAGAGTCTCGATAGGCGGGAGAAGTCACTTGACAAGCGTGAAGAGAAGCTAGCTGATGCAGAGGAGACAAAGAAGATGGCTGCATATGCTGATGGCTTAGCTGACGGACTACGCAAAGCTCATGAAATCACTGAGAAAGACCGCGAAAATGCCCTCAAGGTGGCTATGGTGTCAGCAGCGTCTCATACATCACCAGAAACGATGAAGGAGCTAAACAATGTCCACCAAATTACAGCAGATAATAGCCAGAAGTAGGCTGTCTACATTAGACGGTGATCTACGAGAAGCTGGTGAGCAGATGCTCAGGGACAAGTTCTTCCCAAAGAACAATAGCACTTATATTGATAGGGATATCCTTGAGGCACTACAAAGAAAGAACCCACTTGATGAGATTTATCTAGCCATGCACTCTCCTGTCAATGGGGAATTTAAAAAACTTTTTTATATCTCGCATCCCAATCTTAATAGCATTGCAAAGGCTATCAGGAGAGCGAAAGAGGAGCTTGGTATGTTTAGCCTCAGCTCTACGTGTCTGGTTATGGGTTGGGATTTTTATCAGGAGCTACTAAAAGCAGATAATGGTTATATTAGACATGGCGAAAGAGACATCAGCTTATTGGGCTGCAGGGTTGTTGTAAATGACTCGGGGTTTGTATCCTATTTAGAAGTGGAGCTTTGATATATGGGTAAGAGAGAGTTAACAATTACAATTACTGAAGATTGTAGGTTTAGTGTTGCTGACGATATAGTACGTGTACAGATGAGAAATATTGCAATAAGAAAGGGAGAGCGCAATGAGCATAACATTCTTTAACCAATGGAGGCAACTATTCAGTCTAGGTTCTATGAATTGGATTGATTTTGATCTTATCAACATCTCATGGGAGATTGATAAGATGACTGAAGATTTTGGAATTGATGTTGTACTATTTGGATTTGGCTTCCATGTTCACTATGTCTCCAGGAGAATGCGCAGATATTTCAATAGTGCGATGGAAAGCTGTAAGGACGAAAGTAAGAATCCAGACGTCAGTCTTTAATATATAAAAATAAGACCCCACTTAATTGTGAGGTCTTTATTTTATGTCTTAATGTTTTAAGAATCTTTACGGGCTTCGCCAGCCTTTTTACCAGCAAATCCAGCGGTTGTTATAAGTCCTGAACCAACAAGACCAATCTTGAATACACCATCAGCGATGCCATCAACTCCACCAGTGACAAAGCCAAGTGCTCCACCGGCAAACGCAGCCAACACAATAAGGCCAGCCTTGCCCCAATGTTTTTCGTTTAGCTCCTGGCCAAGTTTTACTAATGCAATAGCAGCAAGTGATAATATTGATTCCATTTATTTATCTCCTATTTTAAATATGTTCTTCAGAAGCTGTGTAAGCTCCTGTAACAGCTTTTTAACATCTTGTAGTAAGGTTGTAGTCTCTTTGTCTAAAGACCCCTCAGACGGCTTCTCATGAGATTCTGGAGGCATAACCTCTGGTTTCTTCTCCACTTCAGGTGCTGGTGCTGGGATTTCAGTAAGAGCGTCTAATGAAATACCCCAATCTCGGTTACCATCAGTTGATGACCTGCTACGCAGGTAGGTTTTACCGTCCCATTGAGTTTGGGTTTTGAAGTCAATATCGGTGCCAGCCTTGATGACAGAACCAACAGGCCTCTTATTAACAAGGTCATAAACATACAGATCAACTGCAGCCCTCATATGACGTGGGTTAGCCATTGCAACCCATGTTGGTCGTGTAGGTACTGGTGCTGGAGCTGGAGCGGGAGCAACCTTATTACGAACATTACCCCAATCGTCGTCTTTACTAACTTCCTTAGTTGCTGCGATTTGGTTTAAGCGATCAAGATTATAATTACCAGGACAATTTGTTGATGTAAATTGTCGGTGTGGCACTAATGGAAGATAACCATATATACTGCGTAACTGAGCTATAACCTCAGCAACAACATCATAATCTTCATCTCGACATCGAGGGTCGCATTCAATCGATATCGTATATGGGTTTGCCGAGTTGGTTGCCCATGATGCGTTTTCCAGGTCAATCAGACAGGCTGCTCGCCTACCTGTTCCTGTGGCCACAATGTGTGCAGAGCTACTACCATTCGGCCGACATAGCCAGTTAATAACACCCTCGTATGATGGGTTGTTCTCAGGGTTTCCCCACCAATGGATAGCGATGGCTTCAATAGTGCGTGGTCGCCCCCACGTTGCGTATACATCTGCAGCCTCTGTGTAGTTTGGACTGTTCCATTGTGTTTGCCAATTAAATGCCATTATTAGTTCTCCTTTATTTTAGACAGCTCATGTTCTAGAACTGCAATCTTTTTATTCTTTTCGTCTAGTTCGGCTAGCAATACGTCGAGTCGCGCCTTGGTCTTGCTGTGGTCCTCACGCTCCCTGTTAAGGTCTTCGGTTAGTCTCGCAATTTGACTCTCAAGGTCATCTTTTTCGGTACGTAGTTTACTAATCTCATCGAATAGGAAATCCACCTGCTGAATCAGGATTTCAACTTTTTTATCGGTTTCATGGATTTTAGTCACAGACACCGCTTTATCAACTGAATCCATGTCGGTCTTCTTATCTCTGAAAGCAACGATAAATGTAGCAGCTGCTGTAATGACTAAAGATATGGCAGTAATAACTGCTGCAATGTCTAATTTTACTGCTTCAATCATCGTTATTCCTTGTTTTTATTTTTGTTTCTAATCGCTGTTTCTGGGTTAATGGGTGGCTCTAGTAGGATAAAGAACGCCCCAAAGGCGAGTATATAGTGTGCTATTATTGTTGATATCGGCGCAGGAGGTCCGTTACTAAACAGTAGGTCCGTTAACATTCCAGTCCCCATGAGTCCATAAAGAACCACAGATAATCCGATGCCCAGGCGAGCGGTTTTATATGACCACCTGGCCAAGGCCCCAGCAACCATAGCTCCGCACAGCAACCATAGTAGTCCAGTCATCCAGTACGGCAATATGGTACACGCTGCATTGACCATAAATTTCCTGGGATACAGCAATATACTTAAACCGCTAACAAACGAGGCGGTGGCCACACCAACATGCAATCTCCATAGGAGTGCGTGGGTGGCCCTGAGATTGATATGTTTACTCATTCTTCGGTTCTACTCCTATTTTTTCTTATACGGCTCGCGTTAATGAACACCTGTTGCTCCAACTCTTTCTTTAGCTTTGGAGGAATCTCATCGTGCTTTGAGTAATAGTCAGGCAGTGCATCACGCACTTTCTCGTTGTACTCAGTGGCGACCCGCCTTGCCCTGTTTTGATCACCCAGG